TCATTCAAACACGAATTGCCGAGGTTGTTTCTTTCTTTTAATTTCATCAAAGCCACCTTTGGCAACATCAGCTAGACTTTTGTAGGTATAGAATGATGAGGATGGAAGAAACCCTTTTTTGTTTTCGATGGTAACACCTTCTGCGGATGGGATAAAGAGGAAACCTTCTACCTTTCCAGTTGTTACCTCGTTTCCGTCAATCGTGTCGTCAAGCCTGTAAGTCCTACCCTTTTCTTCACCTTCAAGTGAGACAAGAAATTTGAGCGTTCTTTGCAGTTCGTTTCTTCCACGAAACCTAAGATAGAAAGATTCAATCATCTTGGCTGAATTAACATTGTTTATCTGCCAGTAATACACCGTGTCTTTTTGCGGCTCAAAAACGGTGTAGCTAATAACTGGAGAAACGTCATAACTCCTAGATAAAAGTGTTTGCGAACGCACACCCACGCACGCAAGCGCAAGCACGAATAACATTATTATCTTTTTCATATTACTTTTCGTTTAAATGATTAATATTTCTTTCGTAGAACTCATTCCAAGCCTTTTTCTTGATGAAGATGAAGAAGAGAAGCAGCCCTAGGGCGACCATCAGCAGATGGAGCGGATGGCACAAGACACCGAACCCGAAGGAGCGCTGGAAGTCGATGCAGAACGAAATCAGCACTCTGTAGGTAGAGAACGCCCGATGCACCCAGCAGAACCCATAGGCTAGACTGACGATGATTCAGGCGATGAAGCCGAAGAGCGAGCAGTCGAATATCCACTCCGTGAGTTTTACCCGAATGCCGAACGAGAGCAGGGTGCAGTGCACCAGCATCACAAACGCACCCACTGGAGGGATGATGCCTATTATCAACCTGCTGGCTTTCCATAGCCAGCTTTTACCGAGAGCGGCAAGAAGAACCTTCTCCTTCCGCTCTATGAAATCCTCATCTTTCATCGTTACTTAGAATTTTAGTTGATATTGTACCTTACCTGGGCGAGAACTAAAGTTCACGCAGCCATTTCTGACCCGATTTAGTCTTAGACCAAATTACGAGACTTGTGCCGATAACCGCACCGATGAACATAAATAAAGTTGCTAGTTCCATATTCTAAACATTTAAATTGTTATAATTCACGCAACCACTTCTGACCTTTCTTTGATTTCAAGAAAATACCGAATGCAATGGTCATTCCCAATGCCATCACGTTAAATAACAAAAAAGCATCCATAGGCTAAAGCAAGTTATTTTGTCTAAGCCATTTTTTGCCGTTTCCAGTGAGACAGAATGCGAGGAACACCATACAAGGTACTCCCACGAACAAGAAAGCTAAATATACTCCCATAATTTATTTCTCCTTTTCCTTTTTGCCCTTTCCATCCTTTTTGTTGCTGAGTATGAGACCCACGACCAGGCAGAGGAAGGCTAGGGCGATTCCAACTATATAAATTAATACTTTATCCTCGAAATCCTTGAATAGCGAACTAATCACGACACCAGTCAAGATGTATTTCGACACATCAACGAAGTACGAGCCTAATTTTTCTATCCACATTGCGCTGCAAAGTTACTAAATTATTTTTGTCCCACAATGGCAAGCAGCGTTTTTACTTGACTTTGCAGGAACTCATTCTGTTCTCGCAGCAGTTTATTCTCAGCAGCCAAGGCTGCATCACTACCTATTGACTGAGAAACGTTTGAACTGTTCGAGCCATTGACGTTTGAACCGAAAACAGCCTCTTCCATCTCGGCTGGTAGGGGAGGGGCACACTTGTCTATTATTTCCTTTATCTTTTGAAAGAAATCTATCTTTATAGACTTGCGATTAAACTTCGCATTCAAGTTCTGCGGACTAGTTCCTAACTCCTCCGCAACAGCAGCAACGGACATTCCCGAGCGCTTTATATATTGTTTCAGTTCTTCTCCGTTCATATTAAAACAAAATTAAATAATATTAAAATAAAATTAAAATCACCTCTAAATGTTTTATATTCCAAAATATTTTTTTTATTTTTGCACTCGAATTTCAAAGCGAGTTTAAAAACTCTTTGGCAAAGATAAACAAAATAATTTAAAATACAAAGGAAAATGGGAGAAAATTTTAATTATGATTTTCGGACACCGTTGCAGAAGCAGCAGGACGAACGAAAGAAGAACATCATAGCGATGTTTGCAGATTTCCGAGCAAAGGCACCTGCCGAGACCTCAGACAGCAGAATAATGCTCGCAGTTTCACAGCGTGTTGGTTGCACCCAGCAGAACGTGCGTGTTATCCTCATCAAGGCTGGATTGATAACACCAAAGAAGAGACGTGCAGCCGTGCGCAAATAATCAAGTGGAACCATTAAACATTCAGAGCGTATGAAGAAGTTTATCGAGATTATCACAAGTGACGAAGTAATAAGCCTGGCAGTTGCCATCGTATTAGTAACTTTAATCTTTTGGAGGGCTTAATATGACGAACGTAGAACCAAAGGTAGCTGACGCAGGCAGATACACCATGACAGAAACCTGCAAGGTATTGGGCATCCATCGCAACACCCTGCGTAGATGGTTGCAGGCTGGTAAGATTAAGGTCAAGTTCCGCAGAATCGACAACCGAAAGGTTTTCGAGGGCAGCGAGATTAAAAAAGTCTGGAGGATTGCCCTATGATGAATGCCTACGAAAAAGCGAAGCAGCTTACCGCCAAGTGGGAGCAGGAGCGAAAGGACAACAAGCGACTGGCAACCATGAAGGAAGCGGAAAGACGCATTCAGGTAAGGGAGTTCGACAATATGCTTTGCCTTTCACTGGACGGAGTTCCGGTGCTCCCGATGAGCGAGTTCAACAAGCAGACGCTTGCGGACGCACGTCTGACATTCTTCAACTATCTAAACAGACAATAATATGGTACCGGGAATTATCGAGGAGTGCAGAAGTAAAATGTACGATGCCATCTGGCTTGAGTTAGATCGTGATCCGCAGCGAACAGCGGTTGCAAGGATAGACATCAAGACCAAGGCAGGCGGCATCTGTGTATGGTGCGACAGAACCGGGAACGTTGCGGTCGTGACGCACAAAAACAACAACAACGACAGCGAGCGTCTGGAGGAAGCTATCGAGGGCTGCGTTGATTATCAAGACGTGATGGACGACTGGCTGGAGGAGAATAGCCAATACGCAGTCCAAGACCCGATGGACGCCTTCGAGGAAAGCAGGCTCGACAGCCTTATGGCTCAACTGTTTTGACCACATAAATTTTTGCTTAGTTTATATGCTGAAACCCCTGCAGCGGCAGGGCAAAGGGCGCACGCAAAACTCATTTTTCAAGGTTATCTAAAATTAGTTGTTTTTACCATGCAATATGCGGAAACGACAGCGTGCGCCCTGCAACGGAAGGGCATCCACCAGCAGCAGGCAAGGGTGGCATAGCAATCAACTGGGGTTCGAATCCCCAGCCTTCCACTAGAGTTAATTAAAAGATTATGTTGAACAATAAAAAGAACGAATTATGGAAAATGAAATTATTCAAGTAAGCGGTGGAGAAATGCTGGAAGCTATCAACCGCTCGGAGATTGACGGACAGATTGCCACAGCGCACAAGTTCCCTCGAGACATCATGCAGTGCAAGCAGAATATGGTAGCATTGGCAGCGATGGACGATGATGTAGCATACAACTGCTTCTACCACCTAGAGCGCAAGGGCAAGGATGGTCAGGTGTCGGTTATTGAGGGTCCTAGCGTGAGATTTACAGAAATTATTTCTGCATGTTGGAAGAACCTGCGCATCGCGGGTCGCATCATCGCAAACGATGGAAAGACCATCACGGCACAAGGCGTCTGCCACGACCTCGAGAGCAACGTTGCCTACTCTGTCGAAGTGAAGCGCAGCATTCTGACCTCGAAGGGATACACCTTCTCGCAGGATATGCAGGTGGTAGTTGGTAATGCAGCGGTTGCGATTGCCCAGCGTAACGCAATCTGCAAGGTCGTGCCGCAGGTATTGATTGCAAGCGTGGTGAAGGAAGTGCAGGCAAAGGCACTTGAGCACATCAAGCAGACTGGTGTACAGAGCCAGTGGAAGAGCTGCGTAGCCTGCTTCCAAGTGTACCAGGTAACAGACCTTATGCTGCTGGAATACCTGGGCAAGAAATCAGCCGAGGAAGTCACGGCAGAGGATATTCAGAAGCTGGCCGGTGTGTACAACGCCATCAAGGAAGGTACGACCACAGTAGAGGAGAGCTTTAAGAAGCCGAAGCAGCAGGAAGCCATCGCACAGCAGGCGCAGGCAGCAGCCGATGATGCCAAGAATAAGGCGCAGCAGGCAATGAGCCGCAGACAGGGCAAGACTGGCACGGCAGCAAAGAAATAGTTTTAGTTTATAAAGTTATAACGTTTCCCAATTAGCCGCAGGGCAACCTTCAGGGTGGGAACCTGACCAGATTATAGGGAACCTGCGGCAACTATTAAACATTCAGTAAAATTATGGCAGAAAAAGAAAACAATCAGAGACACGAGAGCACCATTGACAAGTACTTCGATAGAACCGCAGATGGTTACAAGGTATGGGTCGAGGGGAACGAGGAAGACAGAAACTTTTTGCAGATAGCTGCTGAGACAACTGGAGATACGGACGAAGAAGGAAACCAGGGTTACGATTTCCATATTGCTTACTCCGGCAAGAGCAGTGTCCTCGCAGATGGAATTTTCCAAGATATGAAAAGGGATGAATTCATTCGCCAACTCATCATCGAAGCAGCAAGAAGATTCTTAATTGATAAATAAAAACATTCAGACAATGAAGCAGATAATTAAATATAAAAGCAGAGAGGAGTGGTTGCAGAACCGTTCAAAGGGAATAGGCGCATCAGAGGCAGGTACAGTACTGGGACTGAACCCATGGGAAACACCATACCAGTTGTGGAGACGCAAGAAGGGTATCGACCCACCAAAGGTTGAGAACTTTGCGATGGTCGCAGGACATCTGCTTGAGGATGCCGTGGCGCAGTTCTTTAAACGAGAGAGCCACTGCCACATCATCAAGGCATCGACTGACGACTACACCATCACGAACACCGATACTCCGTATCTGCGTGTATCTCCTGACCGCACCTTCTGGAGAACCGGGGCAACGCACAACGAAGCGAGCAAGAGCATCCTAGAGTGCAAGACCACGCAGATGCAGATAGATGCAGACGACCTTCCGAAGCATTGGTTCTGCCAGCTTCAGATGAACCTCGGAGTGGGAGAATACAAGGATGGAGCACTTGCCTGGCTTACAGCAGGCAGGGAGTTCGGCTACCGTGACATCGATTTCGACCCCGAGTTCTTCGGATGGATGAGGGATGAAATCACCAAGTTTTGGCTTGACTACATCGTGGGCAACCAAGAGCCGCCAGCCTACAGCGCACAAGACGTTCTCTTAAAGTCGCCACTGCACAAGGCAGGAAAGGAGATTGAAGCCACAGCAGAAATCGGGGACATGCTCATCGAGTTGAAGGAAATCAAGGAGAAGGGCAAGGCACTGGAGAACCGACAGAAGGAGATCGAGGACAACTTGAAGCTGTTCTTCGGGGACGCAGAGAGCATCGTGGACGGAAACGGCAAGACGCTGGCAACGTGGAAAGCACCGAAGGCAAGCGAGAAGTTCGATGCAAAGGCTTTTCAGACAGACCATCCCAAGGAATGCGCTGCCTACATCAAGCAGGTGCAGGGAGCACGAAGATTGCTCATCAAGTAAAGGCAGGGCTTATGGCTAGCATTTCTATATCAAAAACCGACCTAAGGAATATAATTTCCCAACTGGAGAATTATATTTCCCTAGGTGGGGAAGTGACAGCACCGACCGACACAAGCCAGCGGAACAAAATCCGTATGGCTACCGTGCTCAAACGGAAGCTGGAAAAGAAATTATCATTATCAGAATAAAATCATGAACGATTCATTTATCTTATACACATCATACTACGCTCTTATCGAGGGGCTGACCGATGAACAACTCGGGCAACTGACGAGAGCGATATTTCTCTACGCAAGGGATGGGGAGACTATAAGTCTCGAACCAGTCGTGCGTATGGCTTTCGGTTTTATCGTTGACGATATGAAACGGAATAAAGCCAAGTACGAAGAGAAGGTAGAACGATGGCGAGCCAATGGCAAAAAGGGTGGCAGACCAAGAAAAAACCAAGAGGATAAACAAAAACCAATTGGTTTAGATAAAAACCAAGAGGTTTCAGAAATAACCAAACAAAACCAAGAGGTTTTTTCAAAAACCTTATATGATAATGATAATGATAATGAATATGAATATGATAATGATGTTTCTGAAGAAACAAATATATTAGAACCTTCTAAAGAAGCTTCTATGCAAAGTTTTTCCGAGAAAAACGTTTGCGCTGCAGAAGAACCGCGAAAAAGTTCTGAGAAAAAGAAATCCAAGAAAGGCGAAATCGACTACGCAGCCATCAAGGACTACTGGAACGAGCAGCACGACAAGACCAACAGCGCAATGCGAAGGCTGACGCTGATGACGGAAAACCGCAAGGAGGCAATCAGAGGAAGGCTCAAGGACTGCAAGGGAGATATTTCCAAGATTTACCTAGCCATCGACAAGGCTATGGCTAGCGACTATCTGAACGCAGGGCACTCCTGGGCATCGTACGACTGGGTAATGACAAGGAAGTATTTCCCGAAGGTGCTGGAGGGCAACTACGACAACACCAAGCCAGCCGCAAGCCAGCAGCCGCAATCGGCAGCAGCCAGAGCGCAGGATCCAGCGGCAACGGCAAGACCGAGCATCGGGGAGCTCTACGAGCAAGCCAAGCACCAGCAGCCAGCGAGCCAGCAGAGCCAAGACAGCAAGTTCAGATGGGTAATCCAGCAGAACCTTGCAGACTTGAAGAAGAACCCGAACAACAAGCCTGCCAAGGATTCGCTGACAAGATACTACGAGAAGGGAGTTCTGCAGCGGCTTGGCATTGACTGGAAGCCCGAAAAATAACGAATTAGGGCAAGAGTATAATCTTTAAAGAAATTAAAAAAAAATAAAACAAGGAATAGCGTATGGATAAGTTAGAATATATTCCAGGAGATTTTGTAATGACAAACGGAGTACCTTTAGGAACCTCTAAGAATGTTGTTTACAGAGTAACATCATCTGACCCATCAAAGACTTTGAAGTTAGACGATGGAACGGTTCTGAAAGGTGTTGTCTGCTTAGAGAACATCGAAGGTGCGGAATTTGGAGAGAAAGGCTATCTCTTAGGTGACTGCTGTGCTTGGGTTAAGGATATTGTTCAGATTCCTATTACTCAGAAAATTCTATGTAAGAATAAATGGGAAACAAATGATATTGACTATGATTATAGCATCAATGATAAGTTATACTTTCGTGCGTTCCCAGCAGAAAGAAAAGTAGGCTGTATTGAATTAGAAGTCTATAACAATATTGCTCCATCTGATAGCTATGACGTATGCCAAGATGATTTTTATCTTGGGGATATTTCATACGTGCATGACTTGCAGCACCTTCTCTTCGGTCTAGGACTTAACATAGAAATGAAGGTGTAATGGAAGAAAAAAGTAATAGTCCACGAATGAGGGCAAAATCAGCCGCTCTGGGACGTTTTCGCGCTTCGGGCGGTAAATTATAAGGCAAACAGATTTTAAACGCTTAAAACGAAAGAATTATGGCAAGATATGCACTTAGAAACCAACTGAAGATAAAGGAAGAATGCGGAACTTCGGTGTTAGAGAGAATGAAAGTAAATGATATATTAAATAGATAAGTTATGATGCACAAATTTGATTATCGTTGGACTTTGGCGGATGCCCATTTCACCAAAGACAAAGGCACGGTAATGTCTTGCTTCTGTTGTGGAGGTGGCAGTTCCTTTGGTTACAAATTAGCAGGCTACGATGTTGTAGCCTGTAACGAAATAGACCCAAAGGTTATGAAGATGTACTTGAAGAATCACGATGTCAAGTATTCTTTCAATTGTGATATTCGTGAGCTGATTGCCAATATCAATATGGGGGGGGCATATTATGAAAGAAGAGTTGCATAATCTGGATATATTGGATGCTAGTTTCCCATGTTCGGTGTTCAGTATTGCAGGTGACCGCCAACAGGCTTGGGGAAAGGAAAAAGTATTCCGAGAAGGTCAGAAAGCACAAAGGCTTGACGATTTGGCTTTTTACTCAATCGCCATCGCTAAAGAACTACAACCAAAGGTGGTGGTTTTTGAGAATGTCCAAGGTCTGTTGCAAGGTGAAGCTATCGAGTACGTGAAAGAGATTTACAAGCAGATGGATAATGCCGGATATATCTTGCAGCATTGGCTTCTCAATGCACGAAACATGGGTGTTCCTCAGAATAGACCTAGGGTGTTCTTTCTTGGGTTACGTAAAGACCTTTGTGAGCCGTTCATGGTACAAAAGGATTTGTTCGAGCGAGTGCCTAAGATAGATATGGACTTCAACGAGAAAGAAATTGTCTTGGATGAGTTCTCTGACTATAATGGAAGACAGATTCCTAAAGGAGTGATGAAGTATTGGGAGCATAGAAATGAGAAAGACAATTCTATCGGTGATATTGTAAAGCGGATGGATAATCGTTTTTCTATGTTCAATAACATACTTCTCAAAAAGAACAAGGTATGCAATACGATATCAGCAATGGAGGATAGACTTGTGTATTTTGATAGTCCAAGTTATATTTCAGCGCATGATACGATTTTAGCATCAACATTCCCTATGGATTATGACTTCAATGGTATGAAGCCTTGGTTTGCCTGTGGCATGTGCGTCCCACCCGTGATGATGGCACAAGTGGCATCCCGTATATATGACCAATGGTTATCAAAAATTAGAAAATAGGATTATGAACAAAGTTGAATTATGGCAGAAGAGAAATTAATATTCCGCGAATGCAGAGCCGCAGGGCTCGTATTCAAGACATCGAACGATTGGTGCAAATGGCTGACCGATAACAGCTACGACATCAAGAAGCCGGTCGCAGAGCATGAAGGCTTCAAGTATAACATCAAGGATGAGTGCATCAATCCGCACGTAATCGAGTATGCCGCAGAGGGTGCAGGCAGCTGGGGATGGAAGGTAATGACCGCCAACACCCAGTTCGGCTGGATATGGGGCTACAGCATTCAGAAGGGAAAGCACGGGTACGACAGCCCGTTAGCCTACCCGAGTAGATATGACACTCTCAGCATTTTCTACGGTAACGAGAAAGAAGCGGAGCACGATGCTTTGACCTGCATCATCAGAGACCTCGAGAAGAATGCTGGAACCAAGAACACCAACCTCCTTCTCTGGGCAGCTAAGAAGAAGCGGGCAGACATCATTCATCCGCAACAAGAACTTTTTAAATAGTTATCATAAACCGTATTAGCTATGTACAGAGTTGATATAAAACTGGTCCGTGAGTGTGGTCTTCATCATCTGTCAGTTGACGACAGAGACATCTGGCTGGCAGATGATGAAATCAAGGCTCTCGAATGTATCCTCAAAGATTACAATGCGGACCCGAACAATTTTAAACGCAGATAAGAAATGAAGAAGATTGAAATCATCACGGATGAACACCGACATCACGTATACGTTGACAACACCGATTTCTGGCTCAATACTCAGGAACTGTTGGAACTTTATTTTAAACTCGGACGAGTGAAGTTATAAACAATAAAAAACATTCAGATTATGAAAGTGAGAATAGCAAACAATAAAAACATTCAGACAATGGAACAGAAAGATATTGATATTTACGAGATACTCAAAGACAAAGAGTATGGCACAGAGTTGTACACGCCAAAATGCGGAAGGGTATGGTTCAGTGGAATGGCAAACGACAAGGACAGTGCGAAAGCAATCTGGACTGAGGACGAAGCTGGAAGAGAACATTTTTTCGACAAGAACGGAAAAATCTATAAAGAAGGAGAAATTCTGCTCTTCCCTTCGAAAGAAATGAGAGATTGGAGCAAGTTCTTCAAGAAGGGAGACGTGCTTGTTCATAGAAATGGAGACGTACATGTTATCTTTGAAGGGTTTAAAGATAATCGCTACACAAGATTTAAAGGCAAGCATTATCTGTGGAAAGAATGTTTCGAAGACTATAACGAAGAAGTATCCGAAATGATAACTTTTACGTTTTGGAAAGCTAGCGATGATGAAGCCAAGACCTACATCAACACTCTCGAGAAATTTTTGGGCGGCAAGTTGAACCGTGAAACTCTGGAGATTGAGAAGCCTGTTAAGTTTGAGATCGGCAAACTCTACGTTTTCAGAGAGGAAGACGAGGACGGAGAGCTGACAATCATCGGCAAGCTCATCGACAAGAACGAAAGCGAAGATACGCTGACATTCGGCAACCAGTACGAAATCGAGAACGAGAAGTTCGTGACCAACCAAACCTTCGACCTGCGTATCAGCGTTAACAAGGAACTGCGAGAAGCAACAGATGGCGAATGTTATACGTTCCAAGAGGCTTATGACCTCTGGGAGAAGAGCAAGGAGCATCCAGCCTTCAAACCTTTCGACAAGGTGCTGGCGAGGGTCGGAAGCGGATTCAAGTGGTTTCCTGCGTTATTTATTCGTGACCGTGGAGAGAGTTTCACGAATAGATACAACGTATTACCTTTGCACACCGGAAAGCCAGCAGATTTCTTTAGCTGCATCCCATTCGAGGGGCACGAGAATATCGCCTTCACTTCCTACGACATTGAGGATTTACCATTCTAGGACGTATGGCGAGTGAATTATGTAAGGCTTGCGATGCCGGGCGAAACTGCATAAATGGCATCTATTGCCCGGCACGCAAGCAATATGTAGAACATCAGGCAATAAGTGAATGCAATGAGCGATTTCGCAACAAGGGAGAAGAACAGAACGTACTACCAGGAGCACCGGGAACAGATCCTCAGAGCCACGAAGGAATGGCGAAAGAGAAACCGGGAAAAATACCGGGCGTACCAAAAGGAGTACTGGAGTAAGCACTACCGGAACTACGGTACCAAGAACCGGGTAGCCGACAGAGCTATGCGTGAAAGGAAGAAGCCGGACGTAGAGAAGGCTCTTTCTCTGTTCAAGAATCCGCAGCAGGCAGCGCATCTGGCTTGGCTGCTCGAAAACAAAAAGAATAATCGGTCGTGAGTTCAATAATAGAGTTTTTAACCAGCGAGGACAGAAGGGGATAGGCTCTCCTATCAAAACAAATAACTTATAACATCTTGAAATTACGATATGAGAGCCGGAAACGCATCTCCCGAAGTCTGACAGCAAACAAAGAAAGCGAGGTGGTACATGAAGAAGTAAGAAAAAGAAATCGTTAGAAATTATGCTTTTATTCATTCGGCTGGCGTTGGAAGAAGGAAGAACCCTGCAACATATACATTTTGTTATTCATTTATTTTGCAAGCGCAGGCACAACTTCCGGAATCCCTGCCAGCTTTCTCTATCGCAACCGAAAAGAAGGGAAAGAAAGGGGTAGGGGAAAGATAGGGATAATAACGCATGTGTGCACGTATATGCGCACGTAAAGGGTGTTGGATAGTAAACTACACCAGCAAAACAAAATAAACCCTTATGCGTGAAATTCAAACAAAATAATTACTTTAAAGAAAAAATGGAAAAAGGAACAGTTATAATCGGAATCGACCCCGACAATCTGGAAAGCGGAGTTGGAGCAGTCTTTGACGACAAGAAGTTTCTCGCCTATAAAATGAATTTTCCTTCATTGATAGATTACCTCAAGGCTATGAACGAGAGTTGCAAAAAGATTAAGGTCGTTATTGAAGGCGGCTGGCTTAATAAGAGCAACTGGCATGTGCTTAATCGTTTCATGACAGCAGTCAAGGCAGCAGCCATCGGACGCTCTACCGGAATGAACCATCAGACCGGAATCTTGATTGTCGAGTGCTGTAAACACTACAATATCCCCTGCGAAATCATCAAGCCACTAAAGAAGTGCTGGAAGGGTAAGGACGGAAAAATCACGCAGGACGAAATTGCTTATTTTGTAAGCGCAGGACAAAAGTTGCCGAGAATGAACCAAGACCAGAGAGACGCACTTCTCCTCGCATGGGTCTGTGCAGGATACCCGGTCAGAGTGATGCCGAAGAAACCGCAGACAACCCTGCAGAAGACCATCCGAGCCTTTGATTGATAAGATAAAACGAAGTGTTGGAAAAAGTTAAAAGTGGGCAAAGAGCGAACAACTAAAGCAAAAAAGTCGTATCTTTGCGCCAGTGTTTGTCAGATAAGCACAATTTCAAACTTAAAACAAGAAGAAAATGAAAACAGAAGAAATCGCACTATCGAGGGTCAGCGAGAACGAAGCGAACCCGAGAACCATAACTGAGGCGAATTTCCAAAAGCTGGTAAAGAGCATCCTTGTATTTCCTAAGATGCTCCAGCTTCGCCCGATAGTCGTAGACGAAACCTACAAGGCACTGGGTGGCAATATGAGAACGAGGGCACTCTGCCACATCGTGAGCATGACACCCGAAGCCATCATGGACGTTCTCGACACAGACCAGCGGCTGACCGATGCAGAGAAGCTGGCAATCGCCAACTACTGGAGCCAGTGGAAGGAGCAGCCAACTGCAACCATCGTCAAGGCATCAGACCTCACGGAATCGCAGAAGAAAGAATTCATCATCAAGGACAATGCTGGCTTCGGAGACTGGGACACCGATGCTCTGGCGAACCAGTGAAATACCGACCTCTTGAAGGACTGGGGTATTCAAGACTGGCAGCTGCAAGGGTGGATGAGTCCTGATTCATTGAAAAATGGAGAGCAGGCAGACGAGGATCAGAAGGAGGCAAAGGATGATGAGTTCGATGAGGATGCAGAGAAAATCCCACAGCGGTGCAAGGAATGCGAACTTTGGCAACTCGGAAAGCATCGCCTTATGTGTGGTGACTCCACGGATGCAGAGCAGGTCAAGTTCCTTATGGGGGAGCAAGTGGTTAATCTGTATCTTACAGACCCTCCATACAATGTTGGCTATGGTTACGAAGGTTCTGGTATGATGAGCAAGAGAAAGCATAGAACGGATGGGCTGATTGTCAAGAACGACAAAATGGACAATGACAAGTTCCGGGATTTCCTGTCGGCTGCATTTTTGGCAGCAGAAGAAACTATGGAGAAGGGTGCTGCTTTCTATATTTTCCACAGCGACAATTATTCGATGTGGTTCAGAGAGGCTCTAATGAGCACGAAAGATTTGGAGCTACGTGAGACATTGATATGGAACAAGGATTCGCTTTGTCTAGGGCGGCAGGACTACCAGTGGAAGCATGAGCCGTGTCTTTATGGGTGGAAAAATGGAGGTGCGCACAATTGGTTCAACGACAGAGCGCAGACAACGGTTATTGATATGGCTCGACCTAAAGTATCAAGGGAACACCCTACGATGAAGCCAGTGCCGCTTTTTGCTTATTTGATGGGCAATAGCACAAAGGAAGATTGGAATGTATATGACGGGTTCGGTGGTAGTGGTACAACGCTTATCGCAGCCGAGCAGTTAAACCGCAATGCGTTCTTGATGGAGCTCGACCCACATTATTGCGATGTTATCATTGCACGCTGGGAAAAGCTGACTGGCGAGAAAGCGGTCAAGATAGACGAGTTTAAGAAGCATGGCGAATAGTTGCGATGTGTCGGCTTTTCTCTTCAAGGTTGATAAACTACACCAGTTTGCGGAAAGAGCGGCACACACGCAAAATTCGCACAAAATAACTCCAAGGGAGCGGAAACGAAAAAGGCAGGAGATTAACCCCTGCCCATCGCTTTGAGAATACACTGGTTGATGAAGCCGCTGCGGTCTTTCTTATCGACCCCTGCCAAGATGTTAGCCACGTCCTCGGTAGCACCGAAATAGAATGTCGCAGCGTATTTCTTCGTTCGCCCTGCACCCTTGCGAGCACCTCCCCAAGATTTGGAGGTAGTTTCATTCGTAGTACTCATAATGTTAAAAATTTGGTGATATGAAAATTAATTCGTAAATTTGCAAACGAAATCCCAAAGTGGGGTGGTGGTTCGAGCACCACCCCTTGGAATAATCAAAACCCTCAGAGCTCAATCGTGAAGGTTATTTTGATTTTCCAAATCCTAATCGAAATGTAAGTTCTCATAAGGCTTTGGGATTTCATTTTACTTTTCCCTCATCCTCGGAGGGTTTCAGTAAATAAGGACTCTTCCCTTATTACGTTTGCAAAGATACGAAATTTATTTGAAATATGCAAGTTTTTCAAGTAGAATTTTTATAAAAAATCAAATAAATTTCAAGTAATCAAAATATGCCACAAGGTAACAACAACAAACATCGAGCGCAGAAAATCGACATCGAGAACCGCCTGCAGATTATCGCACCCCTATACCGCAGAGGGTGGACAGAGCGAGAAATCACGGCAGAGGTGAGGAAACGGCTCGACAGACCGAAATACAATCAAGCGCACTGCGACATTCAGCGGTTATTGAAGGAGTGGAGGGAAGAGAGACTGACCGACACAGACGAGAAAATAACGAGCGAGGTGGCAAGGTTGAAGCTGGTGATACGTGAAGCGTGGGAAGCCTGGGAGAAGTCGAAGGAAGACTACCACGAAAAGACATCGACCCAGCAGGGACAGCCAGTCGTAGATAAGCGAGGAAAGCAGATTTCAATCGAGACCGTCAAGGCGATAATGTACGATGCCGAGAAGCGAGGATTCGGAGAACCACGCTACCTCGACATCATCATCAAGGCAGAGACGCAGATTTGCAAGCTGCTCGGACTTGATAAGGTCGTGCTCGACCTGAACGCAGGATTCCAAGGCGGCATCGAGGTACGATACATCAACTCGGGACACCAGTGCGCATCCAGCGAGCAGGAAGTAATCGAGCGTGAGGGATTGGATAAAGAATAATTTTACCATAATTTTGTTTTAAGTTTTATTGTTTGTAAGAATGGCACTATTTGACGTTATTGGTGAACTGTATGCCCCGAATGCGGACGTGAAGCCAAGGTTTCTAGTAAACCAAGGAGGCACGTCCTCGGGGAAGACATACACCATCATGCAGCGTCTTATAGTGCTTTCTTTTGAACACCCCATGGCAATTATCACGGTTTGCGGTCAAGACCTCCCGAACTTGAAAGTTGGAGCCATGCGAGACCTCGACACCATCCTGCACACAAGGGCAGAGTTGCTGGACTGGTTCAAGAATAACAAGAGCGACAGCAGCTACCGAGGAAAGAACGGCTCCATCATCGAGTTCAAGAGTTACCAAGATGCGCAGGATGCTAAGAACGGAAAGCGAGACTATCTGTTCGTGAACGAGGCGAACGGTGTGCCCTACGAAGTATTTTGGCAGCTGGCCATCCGAACACGTAAGCAGGTATTCATCGACTACAACCCAAGTGCAAGGTTCTGGGTGCACAACAACATCATCGGAAGGGATGACTGCCGTTTGATCCTGAGCGACCACCGAAACAACCGATTCCTGACTGAGCAGGAGCACAAGAAGATTGAAGAGATCGATGACCCCGAATTGTGGCGAGTGTACGCTAGAGGATTGACCGGAAAGATAACCGGGCTTATCTTCACTAACTGGGGCATCGTTGACAAGCTGCCACCGCGTGAGGAGTGGAAGATGGAATGCAGGGGTATGGACTTCGGATTCACCAACGACCCAACTGCGCTGGAGCACGTTATTCTCGCACACGGAGAGTTATGGGTGGACGAAGAAATCTACCAGCCTGGAATGACGAACGATGACATCGCAGACCGATGCAAGGAACAAGGACGGACGAAACGAGACCTTATCATTGCGGATTCGGCAGAGCCTAAGAGCATTCAGGAGATACACAACCGAGGGCTGTGGATAATCGGCAGCACCAAGGGAGCGGACAGTATCAACAACGGTATCGACATCTTGAAGCGTTTCCGCATCAACATAACAAGACGCAGCCACGGCATCATCGGAAACATGCAGCAATACAAGTGGAAGAAGTCAAGGGATGGAGAGACCACGAACCTGCCTATAGACGCATTCAACCACGGCATAGACGCAATACGATACGTAGCCTTGAAGAAGTTATCCGTAGCAAGCCATGGAACGGCTAGGGCGCACGTATTGAGGCAAAGATAACGACAAAAATATAAAGCGTATGGATAATAACACTACATTCAAGTACTGGCTGGCAGTGGCAAGACACACCAGCTATAAAATCGGCAAGCAGTCACGACCAGCTTTCGTTGGAGGAAAGCAAGTGCCCGACAATCTCAACCAGCTATCCATCGGGCAGCTGATAGACCTTTCCCAGCTATCAGACAGCGAAGAAAGTCTGTATCAGATAGTGACAACCGTCCTCGGTCTGAGCCACAAGAAAGTGGAGCAGGCTAGGGCGGTTGATGTCGTTATGCTCATCGGCTGGGTAACATCAGAGGTGGAGCGCATCAATAAACTCTTCGAGAGCACCGACACAGCGAAGCCAACAAGACTGGAGAAGGAAGCAGGCATAGATACCCTGCGGTTCGGACTATTCGGCATGCTGGACTGGTATGCGGTAAGGATGGGCATCAGCGACCACGACCAAGTATTAAAAACGCCATGGCTTCGCATCTACAAGTGCATGGAAATGGACAACAAGAGAAGCGTGTACGAGCGAAACCTGCAGAAGTTGCAAGCGGAAGAAATGAAACGTAAATCTAGATAATTATGGCAACAATCAGAGAAACATTGAAGCAGCTGGCAGCAGACACGCTACCAGACTATACCTACCTATTCGAGGACTGGGACACAGCGGACACCAAGCTGGAGAAACTAAGCTACCCAGCTATCGTGTGCATCATCCCAGCCAGCGGCACGACAGAGATACGCAACGGCAGGGTATACGACACCGTGAACGTTGCCCTGGCTTATCTCGACACCGTACCGAGGGCAGCGGAAGGAGAAGACAACGGAGAGTGTATCGACCGAATGAAGGTGGCAGGGGCAAGGATGATACGAGCCATCAACCAGTCGCACCAGTTCGAACCATTGGAAGGGCAGCAGTACTACGAGACCATCATCGAGCGTCTGAGCACGATCGTGTCTGGCGTAATGTACTCCCTGCAACTGACACAGAGAATAGGAGGGTGTGAGGTATGAGCAAGGGAGGTATTCAATTCGACCCCAAGGCGGCATCGCTCATCATGCGTGAGGAAGTGGAGAGAGCACGGCAGCTTATCATCAACCACATACGTATCAATGGGCAGAACGCATCAGGGCGAACGATAGCGAGCCTAAAGGTGGAGCAGCCCAGCGAGGAAGAAACCATCCTATGGGGACACAAGCCATTCGGAGTGCTGGAGACCGGACGAAGGGCAGGAAAGATACCATACGGCTTTGCTGGCATCATCCGGCAATGGATGAAAGACAAGGGACTGCACGGAAGACCTATCCCCTACAAGACCGACCGGGCACACAAGTATACACCACAAGAGCGTGGCGACATGAGCATGTCTGGAGCCATCGCCCACACCATCGCCAACAAGGGTTCGAAACTGCACCGGACTGGCGGCAGGGCTGACGTATACAGCAATGTTGTGCCCGACACGATGAAGCGGCTCGGACAGCGACTTATTTTCTTAATCCACCAGTCGGTGGGAAGTATCAAACTAAACAATGAGACGGTATGAGACAGACAGTGAACAACGGATATTCTTTTTTCTATCCCGATGAAGTATGCTTCGCCTTCTTGCCTTGCATCATAAGAGCGAGTGGAAGCAACCTATCGTGTATTGAGGTAATAATCAGATGTGGCAAAACGGAACGAGCCTACAATGTGGAGGCGTTCAACGGGAAGTGCATTACAGACTCCAGGGCATACGTACAAGCCTTTTTCGATGGACGCATCAATGCAGGCGTGGACTGGACGATAAACTATGACTTCAATAACTTATCCCAGTACATAAGAGTTGAGGTTAACGCATACGATGACAGAGACGGACAGCTTGCGAGCATCGAATTCACTACGAACGTAGTATGGGGTGCGCCAAGGTTCGGGGAGACCTGGAACGGCTACAAACGCCTTACGTGGTTCACCAACTATCCGTTCTCTTTTGGTATGTATTTAAGTAAGGCGGACACCAAACTGCTTATAGGTTACGAGGGAGCACCCAACAAGCTGCTTGAGATTTCGAACACCAACATGATAGACTTCAATGCAGCCATCTTACCAAGCGGTGCCAGGTACTGGAACATCTACGACTACGATGGAGAGATTCAGCAGGGAACGTTTGACAATACTTTCGACCTTACTTTCTGTCTATCTGCCGGTGGCAAGCAGTCACTATTGCTGCGCATTGACAGAGACGATACCGAGAGCGGCATCTATCTGCGTTGGATTGACCGACACGGATTCATTCGCTATTGGCTATTTGCGTCTGGGGAGGAAACGAGAGAAATAGCCAGCGACCTGAGTTTCATACGCAACAATCTGTGTGGATACAGCGACATATACGGCTACGTTGGCGACAGCGGAAGAAGGCAGGGATACGAGCGCACGGATTCAATCAAACTTTGTGCCCCGTTGGTTGACAGTGATACGTTCGATATGCTGCAAGACCTAGCCAGCAGCCCAGTCGTTGACATGTACCTCGGGGGAGACTGGATGAACGAGGAAGACCAGTGGACGAGCGTAACAATCAAGGCAGGAAGCTACACGAAGAGCACAGCTTGCTTGCAGGATTTCGTGTGCGAAATGATAATAAATAACATTAACGTTCAGAGATTATGACAGACCAGCAACTTTATATAGACGGTGTTTTGATGGATTTGCCGGAGAGCACCGATGTGGTGCTCGACATTAAGAGCAACCTTTTTCGTGACGTCACGAAAATGACCTCGAACTACACGTACACCATCCAGCTACCACGGACGGTGCACAACCTTTCAGTTTTGCAGCAAGCGGACAGACCGAAGAGCGGCAGCAGATACCCTTTTATTTTCCACCAGTGCAGTTATTTCCGTGGAGGTGTGCAAATTATCAAGGACGGACGATTGAGCGTGCTGAGTATCGAGGAAAACATTGAGGTTTCAATTTACTGGGGTATAATGCCAGCGTTCACGAAGCTACTTGAGAGCGGAATGAAACTGAACGAACTGGGAGTGACAGACAGAGTGCTTTTTGAAAAGTACAACAAACCAAACACAAGGGAGGAAGCCGTGAACAAGGGAATATTCTTTGCTTATTACAACCCATACCGAATTGAAAGCAAAGATAACTTTGGTATTAATCTGGTGCAGAGGAATAAGTATACCACGACACAATACTCGGCTAGCCGTGGACGCATCAGAACTGGCGCAGAGGTCGGAAAGTACATCAGTGGAAATATAGAGAACGCATCGGACACGATTTGTGCTCTCATCCCCTTCTTGCCATCATCAACGGCAAATGTGCAAGCGCAAGGAAAGGGCGATTATAGAAGCTATGCAGTACTGGATAAGTACATGCGGGTTATATCCGTGAGCGGAGAAGATGAGACGCTGGAAGTATACACCATCAGAGGAGAGGCTAGAGCTGCATACCTCGTAGTGAATGCACCTGCCGAATATTACAGCACTCTGTCGCTATCAGTTACCGGGCTGACACCTATGCACGAAATGATAGATGGCGATAATAAGGAGGATTTCGTAGGCGATGATGTGGCGGTGGATGAATATAAAACGTCCCCAAAATTCTTGCAGCCATGTGTGACCGTAAACTGGCTATTGTCAAGGATAGCGAGGAAGTCGGGCGTATCTTTCGTTTGGCAGGATGATGAAGCAAAGAAGATGTTGAACAACCTCGTTGTGCCTATAATCAACAACAAGGCAGACGACAAGACAATCATCGGTAATCTGACCGCAGACGTTAAGAGCCGTGACGGACTGGGAGCACTTTCCTTTTCCGTCAACAACTCATTGACGTCAGTCACACCAAGCACTGGCAGCAATGTACAGAAACTGACGATAACGAAGGATTGCGAACTGATCTTTGATGTGCAAGTGCAATACTACGTCAGACATCAGTTTGATGACGCAGCGGAGATTCAGTTGCCTATGGGCGTGAAAATGACCGTAACAACACCAAGTACCACCGGAGGTGAGGCATCCACGCAGGAATACGAGTTCGGAGATTTGAAATACGAGGATGGGCAGGTTAAGTACCCGGTCGTACTACGTAGCTATGCTATCGATGGCTATCTTTATTTGCTTTCGGCAGGGACAAACACTATATCGCTAAAGAAGGACGATGTACTGACGTTTGAGACTATCATGCACGGAATAAACACAGTCAACATGCCTTCCGTTTATGGCGGCAAAATCACTGCGAGCGTCAAGAGTGGGGACAGCGTTCCGATTGGTGGAAGTTTCCCTATCGGCAAGAACCTGCCCGACATCGAGGTAACAAACTTCATTAAGTTTCTAGCTTTGATAACTGGCTCGTTCCCTAGGCAACTGACCAACAGCACGCAAGTGCAGTTTATCATGTTTACCAGAGTTTGGGCAAACAAGGCGAACGCCTACGACTGGAGCAGAAAACTCATTCCGTATGACCGCCAAGGTGCACCACGGAAAAGCGAGTATTCCGTTTCAGACTTTATGCAACACAACCGCTACAAGTGGAAGGAAGACGAAGAGACAACCGGGGACTATGATGCAGACCTCGTAATCAGCAACCAGACTTTGGGCTATGAGCAGGACACATGGACGCTACCTTTTGCAGCCAGCGATGACAACCGCATACCGATAAGAACACTTGATTCTTTCGGCATGAAGAATGGTGGAGAGTATAAGGGATGCAAGGAGCGGATAATGACGCTAAGAGATGATAAGGAGCAAGCTGCACTTCGATTTGGTATTGACCTTCAGAACATATTCGATACGAAGTACAAGCAGCTTGCAGCAAGTATCGCCAGGGCGCACGTAATCACGGAACGGCTCAATCTGTCGGACTTGGATATACTAGATTTTGACGAAACGAAGCCAGTGTACCTTGCCCAGTACGGAGCGTATTTTGCGGTTCTCGAAATCAAGACAACAAACAGCGGATATTGCGAGGTTACAATGATAGAGTTGAACAACTAAAAAGAAAGAACTATGGTAAGTGAAGACAGACAGCAGATTCTTGACATCAAGGTCAAGTACGAGGATGCAATCTATGGCATCATCAGATACAAGGAAAAGATAGACCAGCTAAAGGCAAGCATCAAGGACTTGCAGCAGCAGGAAAAAGACAAGACCATCACGACCAACGAGATGAAGGTGCAGACGGAAGCCATCAACGCAACCATCAAGGAGTACCAGTACAACGTGCGCACCTTGCGGAAGGAGATCCAGAACAACGTGCGCACAGAGAACGAGCAGGAAGGCAGCTTGAAACAGCTGCGTGCCCAGCTTTCAAATGCCACCAAGGCTTACGATGAGATGAGCCGTGCCGAGCGTGATAGTTCCAAGGGTCAGGAGATGCAGGAGCATATCCAAGACTTGATAGAGGAGCTGAAAGAGGCTGAGGAGGCTACTGGAAGATTCCAGCGCAGTGTCGGCAGCTATTACGATTCAATGATGAAGGCGGCTGACGACCTACAGAATACCGAGTTTTTCGGTTTTGATGTTGTTGATGATACTGGAATCGGAAAGGTTATGGAAATGGGAAAGTCTGTGGAAGACCTAAGGGTGAAGTTTGGCGCGTTGAAAAATACGGCTCTTTCCTTATTGACCAACCCTTATTTCCTCGCCATGGCAGGTGTGGCTGGTGTCGGAATGGCTTTCAAATGGTTCTATGACTACAACAAGGGCATAGAGGAAGCCACACGCAAGACCATGCAGTTCACTGGGCTTTTCGGTGACGAAATGAAATCAGTGAGAAATCAAGCCTTGGCAATCAGCGAGACGTTTGACGTGGATTTTGGCGAAACCTTGCAATCCGCAAATGTAATGAGCAAGCAGTTTGGCATCAGTGTATCAGAATCGCTAAAGCTCTTGCAAGATGGCTTTGTGGCTGGTGCGAATGCTAGTGATGAGTTCCTAGAGAACGTGAAGGAATACCCAACGTACCTGAAGGAAGCTGGATTGAATGCTGAGCAATTCGTGGCTATATCAACCAACGCCACCAAGCAGGGAATATTCTCTGACAAGGGTCTTGACACCATCAAGGAGGGTAATATTAGACTTCGAGAGATGACCACCGCAACAGCAGCCGCATTGGATGGAATAGGTATATCAAGCGAGAAAGTTCAGAAAGAACTGCAAAACGGTAGCAAGACCACATTTGACATCATGCAGGAGGTCGGAAACAAGCTAAAGGAGTACCCTGCTTCATCAGCCAAGGTAGGAAAAGCCATCGCAGATATATTTGGAGGTCCTGGCGAGGATGCAGGTCTAAAGTACATCGAGACCCTCGGAGACATTGAGATGAACATGGATAAGGTCAAGGAACAATCCAGTGATGTTGCCAAGGCTCAGGAAAAGCAGGTGGAAGCCAACAAGCGTTTGAAGGATACCGCAAGTGCACTCTTTGACGTTACTGGTGGCGGCTTCGAAATGATGAAGGCTCAGGCGGCAACATTCGTGAGCAACCATCTAACGAAACTATTGAGAGCAATCATTAACCTTTATAACCAAAGCGTGGCATTTAGGGGATTGATTCAGTTGATAGGCTTTGCGTTTAAGTCTGTCGGGCAGGTTGCCTTGGTTGCCTTCAACATCATCATAGATGCCATTAAGCTTGTTGCAAGACCAGCGAGGGGACTGTTGCAGATGTTTGAGGGCTTTTTCTCCTTTGACGTGAAGAAGATGCGAGACGGATTTAACTCCATCTTTTCGGGTCTTGGCAATACCGTGAAGGAGGCTTGGGGAGACTTGAAGAAATTCGGCAGCGGAATGGCTGATGCTATCGTGGGTGGAATGAAGAATACTTTTAACCATGCTAACATCAAGATACCAGTCAGCGCAGATGCACCATCCATGGCGACCGCCACAACCGACAATACAAAGCTCAAGGACGGCACTAATATCGCCAGCACTACCCCTAAGACCAAGAAGGAGAAGGCAGCAGCCGACAAGGCGGCAAAGGAGGAAGCCGAGCGCAGGAAGAAGCAGGAAAAGGAATTGCAGGAAGCGATTGCGCTTATACAGCACAAGTACAACGAGCAAGTAATGGACGCAAAGAAGCGATACCTTGCAGGCATGTACGACAACGAGCGAGACTACAGCAACGACCTCGAACAGCTGGAGAAGAACATGGTGGCACGAAGCATTGACGCATACGTGGCGGCAGGGCAAATCGGAGCGGAAAAGGCGCAGGAGATGCAGGCAAAACTTCTCGACATCATGATTAGGGCGAAAGCGGACTTGAAGAACCAAGCCAAGGAGATTGTGGACGAACTCAACAAGGAGTTTGATGATGCAGAGAAGGCACGCAAGGATGCGGACATCATGAACGGTGGCACTGGAGAGGAAGACGATACAGCCAAGCTGGAGAGATACAAGGCTTTCCTTCAGAGCAAGATGGACGCCTACAAGAACTATGCAGCCGTGCAGGAGCAGCTGCAGAAGGATTTGAGCGATTCCGAAGTCAAGGAGCAAGAGGAAGCCAACAAGAAAAAGGCATCTTTGCAGGAAGAGCAACTGAAAATGATGAGCGATATGATACAGACCATGGGAGACGGTCTGTCCGATTTCTTCGAGAGCGAGGATAAATCGCTGCACTCATTCCTTAAATCGATGCTGACATCAATACTTGACGCAATCGAGATAGCAGTTAACGCTTACTATGCACAGATCCTGGCGAAGGAGATAGCAAGCAAGTCGTGGGGAGGTGTTGCGAGTGCAGCAGCGTTGATGGTACTTATCAAGGCAGCCTTTGCAGGAGCAAAAGCACTCGTCAAGGGATTTTCCACTGGTGGCTACGTCCAAGGCTCTGGAACCGGAACTAGCGACAGCATCCCGGCAAGGCTTTCCAATGGCGAGAGCGTAATGACCGCCAAGGCGACTTCGATGTTCAGCCCGATATTATCCGCATTCAACCAGCTAGGCGGTGGCGTGCCTATCGTAGTAAACAACGGAGGCAGCAACATCGGCATGGATATGCTGGCGGCAGCTGTAGCAAGAGGGTATCAGATGGCTCCCCAGCCAGTAGTGAGCGTTGAGGAAATAAACCGAACCCAGCGTAGAGTGCAGACGATAGAGACTATCGGCAGGATTTAAAGTGTAGTTATTTCTTTAAGATTTGCGTTCTGAGCGGTTTTTGCTTAAAGGTGGTAAAGTTACACACCCAAGGCAATAAAAGCCGCTTAGAGCGCAAAATTTGGGCTTGTTTAGAAAAATTAACTGCTTATAAGATAAACATATCGGAAAATATCGTATCTTTGCAGCGTTTTTAAACTTAAAAAATCAAGATTCAATGGCAAAACTCAGAATATACAACGACATAGACTGCCAAGATAACAAGTTTTGGTATCAATGGTGGGGAGGCGACTGCGTATGTTTTCAGGATATAGATGCTTTTGCGGCAAGCATACCGAAAGACGATGATACAATCGATATGCGCATCTTCTGCAATGGCGGCTCGGTGGTTGAAGGCTGGGCAATCTACGACCGACTGCGACAGAGCGGCAAGAAGATTTCCTGCACCGTGGAGGGCAAGGCAGCATCCATGGCAACAATCATCATGCTCGCAGCACCAAAGGAGAGCCGCAAGGCATACGAGAACGCAGCTTTCCTTCTGCACAACCCGTGGGTGCCTGGCTGGTGCTTGGGAGACCAGCTGAACGCAAAGGACTTGAAGAACCAGAGCGAGGAAATGCAGATGTGGCAGGATAAGATGGTGAACGCATACGTAGAGCGGTGCGAGTGCGACCGGGAAGAGATTCAAGCCTTGATGGATAAGGACATCTTCATCAGCACCAGCGAGGCTTTGCGCCTAGGTCTTATCAGCAGCACTGTTGCACCAATCAGCGCAAGCGCATCAACACGCAATATCGAAAATTTTATTAATTCAAAACAACAAAATCCAAAAGCAATGGAGAAGAAAACAGAAGTAAAGGCTTCTCTCCTCGACAAGATTCTCGCTAAGTTGGGCGTGAAGACACTGGAGGAAGCAGAGAAGGCGGTGGCAGAGCCACAAGCCAAGGCAGAGCCACAAGCGATGGAACTCAACACAGCAGACGGACAGACACTGACCGTTGAGCGTGAAGAGGGAGATCCACAAGTTGGCGACAAGGCAAGTCCGGACGGAACGTTTGAAATGCCGGACGGTAAGACAATTGTTGTTGAGGACGGTGTAATTACCGACATTCAGACCGCAGACAACACCGACAACGACAATGAAGGCGGTGAAGGCGGCAGCGCATCAAGCACCGACAACGACACCGTAGCCAAGTTGAAGCAGCAGGTAGCAGCACTCAAGCAGCAGTTGAACGACACCAAGGCGCAGCTGGCAGGCGCACAGAAACTCGCAAAGAGCAAGGAAGACATGCGCATCCTGAATGCCGTGAAGATGGCAGGCGGTGCGGAGAAGGTGCTGGCAGGCTACAGCAGCCACTACCAGCCAGCACAGCGACAGCCAAGCGGCAATGGCGCAGGAGAGCAGGTAGACGTTAAGGCAGACGCAAAGACTATCAGCGAGAAGGTCCGGGCTTATCGTTCCAAGAAGCACCCAAGCAATGGCTAAACCTTTTTAAGAAATCAAGTAAAAAGCAAATTAGAGAGTTATAGATTATGAGTAATACTTTTGATGTAAAGCAGTTCGAGAACTTTGTCCTCGAACCCGAAAATCTGAAGACCATCAAGGATGCCGTGCAGGAGACATTCTACAAGGACGAGAACCTTGCGGATTTCGTCACCATCCTCAAAGTCAAGGACAATGATCCAATCGCCATCATTGGTGAGATGGAGATGGTCGGCAAGGCTGGCAGCGGTTGCGACCCAACGTATGACGAGAAGGGCATCGCAAACAACTTGGAGCGCTGGAAGCTTGGCGACTGGCAAGTACCAATCAAGATTTGCTATGATTCGCTGAAAGGCTCAATCGCTGAGTACAGCTTGAAGACTGGCACAGACATTGGAGACCTCACCGATACCGACTTCATGGTAATCTACACCGATGCACTGGAGCGTGCTATGAAGCAGATGGTTTGGCGCTTCGGCTGGTTTGGTGCTGAGGATGCGCAGACTGTTTCCGAGGGCGGCAAGCTGACCGATGGCTTGAAGAAGGAGTACTTTACCACTTGCGATGGCCTCTTCAAGAAAATTTTCGCAGCTACAGCCACAAAGAACCGCACCGAGATTGCAGCCAACAAGGAAGCCACGATGGCGGCGCAGATTGCTGCAATCCGAAAGCAGGGTGTGGCAACCGACCTTGTAGACAATATGCTTATGAACGTGGACTCACGCATCATCGATGATCCGAACGCTATCCTTCTGATGACACGCTCGCTGGCTGACGCATTGACTTACGACATCAAGAAGACGTACCACGACATTATGCCTTGGGAGAAGGTCTTCGATGGCTTCCAAACATCGAACTACAACGGCATTAAAATTGCCAGTGTCAGCATTTGGGACAGAATGATTAAGGGCTATGAGAAAGGCGCTACAGCGTACAACCTTCCTCATCGTATGGTCTTCTGTAATCCTAAGCAGCTGATGGTCGGCACACCGCAGGATTCGCTCATTAGTGAGCTGGATGCTTGGTTCGACCACAAGGAGCGTAGAAACTATATCTACTCAACTGGTAAGATTGGTACGGCTCTTCTCGAAGAGAACATGATTCATGCAGCTTACTAATCGCTCCAAATTTTCAGTTAGTATTAAGTTATTTGACAATCCTCAACACCCAAAAACGGTGTTGGGGATATAACAATTTAAAACGAATTAATATGACAACAACTTGCGAGAGCCTTATCGCCCAAGACATCATCATCCCTTGCGAAGACCAAGTAACAAAGGGACTGGAGGGCGATGGACTTATTATCAACCGAGACGACATTGACTTTGCCAAGTCCGTTGTCGTGGGTAATATAATCAAAACATTGGTGCTGAAGACTGGCAAGAAAGCATACGCTATTCGGCAGGAAGGCAGCAAGCCATTCACTGGAACCAAGACCGAGCTGACCGTCGGCACGTATCGCAACAGCTGGAAGAATACCGTAGCAGTCGTTGTATTGGCAAACACACCTGACGTTTGCGCCAATATCATTGACGGCTTGGCGAACGGAAAGTTTGTCATCATCCTGCGCAACCTTTCAAAGGGAGCGGACGGAAAGGCAGAGTACCAGGTATTCGGGTATGCGCAGGCACTGAAGGCAAGCGCAGACGAGAACGACAAGTACTCGGACGACACCGAGGGCGGCTGGCTTATCACGCTGGAAGAGGAGAGCGTACCGAAGGCAGCTTACTTCTTCTTCGACACAGACAGCGAGACCACAGCAGCCAAGTATAAGAGCCTTCTGACGGAAGCAGCAGCGTAGCCTATGACATACAAGGAAGCAACAGCCAAGGTCGGGGAGTTGAAGGCACGTTTCGACAGTCCCTTTGATGCAACCGACAAGGCAGTTATAGAAACTCTATATTTCGAGGTAACACGAAAGCGGTTTGTACCGACAACCTGCCAGCAGTGTTACCACGATGCTCTGATAGAAATACATCTAAAACTCAAAAAAGAAAAGGCAATGCCAAAGCAATGTAATTACGCAATGAAGGCAGGCTTCATCATTTCCTGCCCGGATTTCTACAATGGTAAGATTTTCACTAATGAGAACCTGACCGACAAGGTAGCGCACGAATATCTGACGAAGTACCCACAGATGGAGAAATACTTCCAGAAGATACCCAGCGAGGAACTCATCGAGAACAAACAGCAGCCAGCAGGCAGCGACAAGAAGAAAGACCTCGACCAAGCCGAAAAAGCAGGCAAGGAAGAGTAATGAAACAACAGGTAAAACGACACAAGCAGTATGAACGTTAAGACAGTTAAGAAGCCAAAGCGAAGGGTTGATATTGGCTACGTCAGCCGATTCAAGATGCAGGCATACGGATATGATAATCTTTATCCGCAGAACCTCGTACGCATCACGGAAGCCAGCGGAACGGCAATGCTGTGCCTTAACCGCTACGCCCGATTTATTGAGGGCTACGGCTTTGATAGCGACATTCTAGCATCGTTGGCGATGAACCCACAAGGGGACACGGCAGACGATTTGCTCCGGAACGTAGCGCAAGACCTCGCACGCTTTGGAGGCTTTGCCCTTCATGTAAACTACAACGTTCTAGGGCAGGTGTCGAGCGTGAGCCACGTACCCTTTGAAAATTGCCGACTGGAAGAGACGGATGACAAGGGGAGCGTGGCGCACGTCTTGCTGCATCCAGACTGGGAGCATAAGAAAACGAGGAACGGAAAGCGGTTGATGGTAAACGAGAAGACTATTGAGCGCATCAACGTCTTCAACCCCGACCCCGACATCGTTCTTGAACAGATTGAAAACGCAGGAGGCATCGACAGCTACAAGGGGCAGGTCCTATGGATGAGCCTAGACGGACAGTTTATTTATCCTACAGCCAGCTACGATTCAGCCATCACGGAGATTTCGACCGATGAGGGACTGGGAAACGTGAAGATGCGAAACGTCCGCAACAACTTCCTCGTATCGTGTATGCTCGTAACCAAGAAGGGCGTGCCTAAGTTCAACGAGGAAGGCGAAGAGGTGGAGAGCGGACAGATGATTTCCGATGAAGACCTTTTGCAGTTCCAAGGGGACGAGAACACAGCGAAGATTCTTGCGGTCGAGGTGGAGAACGAGGAAGACGAACCAAAGGTAGTCGCCTTCCCGACAAAAAACTTCGACAAGGAGTTTTCCGTGACCGACAGCAGCGTTATCGAGCGCATCTACGCACAGTTCCACCAAGAACTCTTCTACGCTATCCGCATCGGCAAACTTGGCTTTAGCGGACAAGTTATGCAGGACGCTTACGAATACTATGCTGGCGAAGTGACAACCGAGCAGCGATTCATCGAGCGAGCCTTCAAGAAGATTTTCAAGAATTGGCACGACCCAGCCATTCAGAACCTAGACCCCAAGCTACAGCCGCTAAAGTATATCAGCAGCGAGGTGGCAGGGAACAACACGATAGATTAATTGATTGAGCCTATGGGAGAGCAAAGAAAACAACTTATCACGGTTGATCAGTTCCGAAAACTGGCACGACCGACCAGCACACACCTAGATGAGGATGATGTGAACGCATACATTCGGGAATGCGAAGATGCGAACATCATACCAGCCATAGGGTATGAGCGGTTCAAGGCAGCGACCGAGCAGGGAGAGTGGGGCGATTCAGTATTGCCCGATTTCCAGCCTGCAACTTTCCTGGACGGTGGCGAATACACCACCAAGAAGAATGGAGATTGCAGCCAAGAAGAAACCAAGGTGCAGAAGTACACCAGCGGAATACGCAAAGCACTCGCTTATTTCACGTATGCGAGGCTTTTTCGTGCCGATGGCACAATTATAAGCCGAGCAGGTGGAATGCGCCACAGAGACGATTATTCAGACCATGTTAAAGATTTGTCGAACAACAAGCAATACAACGACATCATGGACATGGCAGAAAGATATTTATCAGATGCTCTCGAATATCTCAAGACATTCACCCCGAAAGGGGACGTGAAGCCACAGCGAGGAACAAGGGCACACATTCACGCAATAGGCAACTAAAAGCACATAAGACATGAACGAGGATATTCAAAAAATGCTCCGTATGGCAGAGCTGATACGAGATGCAACGCAGGTTGGAGAAAACACAGCGGTGCGTGTCGGCACGGAAATTTACGACATCGTTGTCGAGTTAAGCAGGATGCTTGCCATGATGGACGATAAACTGGAGAACGATGCGGTCGTTAGGATTATCAAGAGTGAACTCGCCAAGATAACAATAACGGAAGCGCAAATTGCGGATGGGGCGATAACGGCAGCGAAGCTTTCCGATGGTTCTGTAAAGAACAGACACCTAGCATCCAATTGTGTGACCTCAGATAAAATACAACCGGGAGCGGTCAAACACGACCATCTGACCGAGGACTGTATATCAACTGGAAACATCAGAGACGGCAGCGTGACAGCAAAAAAACTCGGCACGGACATCTACAAGGATATCGCAAACAAAGTGACCGACATCGTGACGAAGGACTTCCCCCCAGCAATCACGGAGGAACAGATAACAGATATTACTAGTAAATAACAATTTAAAACAATAGATTATGCAATTTTTAGACGCAATTGGACTTGCTTACTTTTGGAAGAAGATTAAGAACTGGGTTAATATTAATTATTTATCATTAATCGGTGGCACAATTAGAGGAAATGTGACCTTTTTACATGAGGGAGATAGAGGTACATCTATAGTCGTATCCCCATCAAGTATTACTAAGAGTGGACATGATAATCATTATCTTTTTGCAAGTGGAAAAATGATTCCTATTGGTGAAGCTAATGGTGTTGCAGGACTTGATGCAAATGGCAATGTTCCATTATCCCAATTAGGTAATCTTGATACTACAGTTGCAGAAGTAGTAACTGCTCTTCCTACAACTAATATTAAGAAGCATATTTATCTTATTGAAGATGAGGATGGTGATACACAGAATCAATATAAGGAATATATTTATACTGGTGATACCAGTGCAACTTATGATGCTTCAAAATGGGAGAAACTCGGAGACTTCCGTGCTACAGTAGACCTTGCAGATTATGCTAAGAAGAGTGAGGCAGTGGGGAGTATAGATGTTCAGGAAAGTGCAAGTGCTGTTGATTTTGAATATAAGGATATAAATGGAACTAGACTAGGTTATTTTAGCCTAGAAAGGGCTTCAGAGAATGTAGCTGGTGTTATGAGTTCAGCAGATAGAAAAAAGCTTAACGGAATAGCAGACAATGCCAATAATTACTCTTTGCCAACCGCAAGTTCAACCACAAAGGGTGGTATTACCCTTGGTTATTCACAGAATGATAAGAACTACCCAGTTGCACTTGATAATAGTGGCAAGGCATATGTTAATGTTCCATGGACTGACACGAATACCACATATGGTTTAGCTACATCTACAAATAACGGTCTTATGTCAAGCGCAGATAAGGCTAAGATTGATGGTATATCTTCAGGAGCTACAGCAGATTCTGCAATAACTACAGCAGAGATAGATGCATTATTTTCTTAATAATAATTCTAAAAATTAATTAATATGAAGTTTTTAGATTTAAATGGATTAAAACATTTTTGGACAAAAATAAAAGCAAGTTTTGGTACAGCTATTGTTAAAAGTTCTCAAAATTCAAACATTCCATTTGTTGCAAATCATCAAATTGTTAACATTGATACAGCAGGTAGTATCAACGTATATGATTGGTTTCAAAAGGCATCGAAAGGAGGCATCCTAGAGATAGTCTTCGCAGGAGCAAGAGGAAGTACCATTGTTTGCTCTACCAATAATAATAGCTACATATATAGAATGCCACCTAATGCATACAGCGGTCCAGTTCTTAATAAAATTGCATCTTTGGGAACGGCATACACTACCTATATATGCTTAATTAAGATGTATGATGATAAACTTGTTGTTACACAGTTGGTTTAAAACAAGAAAAACTAAAATAATTTTAAAATTTTAAAATACACTATTATGAGAAAAAGTACTGGTAGAGCAAAACCAGTAACTCCTAAAGCAGGAGTTACTAAAACCTCAAGAAGATATGCTTGTGGTGGTAAACTTGAACTCTAAGTCGCTGACTTTGAAAATTTAAAAGTAAGACGATATGAAGAAAAATAAGAAACAATTACATGAAGCACTGGCAGTGCTTCTTACCAAACTATCATCGGCAAGGGACAATCCCCTGCTGATGGATAACTACGCTGTAAAAGCCTTGCGCACGGTTCTTTTGGATTTTAAGGAATCGGGCGAGCTTCACGAAGCATACAAGGAGCAGATACAATCCACGCTGGAGAGTGACAACCCCTGGATAGATATGATGATGAAGTCAATTGGCGCAGATCCTTCTATTAAGAAGAGCATGACCGATGAAGCCATTGACGGAATGATTGATTCTATGCTGGGGGCAGAATAATACAATTTTCGTTCGAAAATATATATAATAATATACAATAATTTTAATAAATTATATATGAATGACAAGGAGAAAGAACTATGACGAGTTATAGACAACGTAATCAAGTGTTGTGCCATTGAACTACCGAACGGAGAGTTGAGCATTACGAGAGAAGACGTTCTCGGCAAGTCGAGAGCAGAAAACCTCGTTATGACACGATGTATGGTCGTTGAGCAGATGATACACGCAGGATTCAGCATTACGACCACTGCGACCGTTCTGAACCGCACCGTTTCAGCAGTGAGACATCTGAGCAAGATGTCTTACACCTATATCAGTACGTCTAGAGTTTATCGACTTGCCACGGCACAAGCGACCCTTCTAAACAAGGACGTAGAGCCGATTTGCATTTAAGAAACAAAAAGAAAATAACCAAAAGCGTTCTTTGACAATAATTCGATAAATACCCCTGCACTAACTTTTTGGAGCGAGCCAAAAATCAGAGTAACTTTGCAGCGGATTCCAATATTTGGTTTCCGTAACGTAATTAACTCAAAATTTTATGGCAGACACAATCGAAAAAGTCTATTGCACTGGGGACGGTGGCAATGACAACCTAGCAGCAGCCTTGCTCGCTAGAGGTAGAGACAATGATCCAGCGACTATGCTGGCAGCAATGAACGGTGGTATGGGTGGAGGTTGGAACAACCCATTCGCCTACATGATGATGTTGGGAATGTTCCGCTTCATGTACGGTGATGGCTGGAACGGACAGAACGGCAACGTTCAGCGTTCCGAAATCCAGTCTCAGATTGACAGCCTTCGCACTCAGATGAGCGACAACCACAACAGCGACTTGTTGATGGGAGCAATTCAGGGCAACAACCAGGACTTGAAGACCTTGGCGGCTAACTTGAACTGCGACTTCAATGCATTGCAGTCTTCTGTTTGCGGCATTCAGGCAGCAATCCAAGATGTAGGCGGCAAGGTTGGTTTCAGCGCAGAGCGAGTAATCAACGCAGCGAACCTCGGAAACCTCAACATCATCCAGCAGTTGAAGGACTGTTGCTGCACCACCCAGCAGAACATCAACCGTATGGGCTACGAGAACCAGCTGGGGCAGAAGGACATCATCAACGCAATGCAGCAGGGGTTCTGCTACACCAATACTGGGCTGGAGCGAGGTTTCAGTAACCTCGGCAACCTCATCCAGACGGTCGTTTGCGACTTGAAGAACTCGGGCAAGGACAACACCCAGCGCATCGTTGATGTTCTCAACAACCACTGGCAGCAGGACTTGCAGATTCAGCTCGAGGACAGCAAGCGCAGAGAACAGACTGGTTTCATTATCCAGCAGCTGAAGACCACCACGACCACCACTGGAGCGTAGACGGTTAAACAAAATCTATCAAGGGGCAACTCGCTGTGTTATCGGTGAGACCCCTTTTTGTCTATTTATCGAATTATCTAAAAAGAGCGCATTATGGAATTTAAGAATATACAGAGAAATCACCCGGTCTATCTGCTAGACAAGCAGACGGTGGAAGTTAAGGAAGGCAAGGTCGTAGACAACCAGCCGCACATCAACACTGGCATCGCAACCATTTCCAGCAGCGGACAGCCCATGCGAGACGTAACAATCGAGGTGGATGGAAAGCAGACCATCTACACCATACCCGAACACCTCGGAGTTACCTTTGCAGGCGAAACCGTACTGGCAACCGATAAGGCAGACCTTCTGCCCGAAGTCGGGAAATTGGTAAATGAAGCTGATGAGATAATCAAGGCATACGAGCCAAGCAAGGAGCGAAAAGCCAAGGGCGAAGAACTTCTTGCAGCTTTGAACCCGGCAATCAAGGAAAAGCAGGAAACAGAAAAGCGTTTCAAGGCACTTGAGGGCGATATAAGCGGCATTCGTGGCATGGTTAAACAGTTACTCGACAAACTAGGATAGGAGGGCGCACAATGAAGAAAATAATCGTTATGCGCCATTCTTGCGACAGCGAGGAAGAGCGACACCAGCATCAAGACCACGACATCATCCACAGCTTGCCATACGAGAAGGCAGCAAAGGCACTCATGGGAGCCAGTGGGTACGTGGCATACGTTTCCAAGCACGGCTACCACTTCACGAAGCAGCTGGCAATCAAGGCAAGCGAGCAGATGAAGAACGTAGACGGAACGAGCCACCGATGGACGGTAGACGAAATCCGTTTGGCAACAAACAACGAGATAATCTCAAAGGGCACGACCCTCGGGGATATTCTCTATTTGGCAAATATGGCTTATGCGGACTTCTACCCGAAGGTAATCAAAACCGAGAGCGACTGCGTACAGTATGCTATTGCCGTAGCCAGTGATCCGGACGGATACGAGGGTATGGCATTCTGCAGGTGGACGGCAGACATCATCGGGAAGGGCGTTACCATCGACTGGGAGAAATTGGAATAACCAAAAAAATAAATTGATATGAGCGAAGTATTTCACGATTTTTAGGTGCACCACCTTTATTTGTGCGCCCTAGTAATTTTTATCTGTTTCGCTACAATTCTGATAGCGATGACAATTGACCTGATAGCAGGCATACAGAAGGCGAAGGAACTGCATGTTGCAAGAACTTCAACCGGATTGAAGAAAACATGCGACAAGGCGAAGAAGTATTTTCCGACATTCGGTATTGCTTCGCTTATGGACGTGGCTACGTGCATTATCTCTCCCTTCCCTCTGTTCGCTATCGCATGGACGGTGTATCTGCTTTTGTGCGAGTTTAAGAGCATCCGGGAGAAGGCATACGAGAAGGCAGAGATACGCAAGCAAGACCGCACGATGCAGGTAATCCTCGAGAATAAGGACGAGATTGCGAAGGCGGTTGTCGAGATTATGAAGGAAGAAAGGAAGAAAGGAGGAGATAATGAGGATAACTAGAGCGCAACTTTTAAAGGTAATGCCGAATGCAGGCAGCAGGGCAGACACCTACCTTCCAATCATAAACGGATGGGCAGAGCATTTCCACATCAACACCCCACTAAGGATGGCGCACTACCTCGCACAGATTGCCCACGAAAGCGGAGAGTTGAGATACACCAGGGAACTGGCAAGCGGCAGAGCCTACGAGGGCAGGAAAGACCTAGGCAACACCCAGCAGGGCGATGGCGTGAAGTACAAGGGCAGAGGATTGATACATATTACCGGGCGAGCCAACTACCGGAAATATGCCAATTTTTGCGGCTTCGATGTTGTGGGCAGTCCAGAACTGCTGGAACGACCATTCGGTGCAACGAAATCCTCGATGTGGGTATTCGACACCTTCGGATGCAATGAGTTGGCAGACCAAGACAACTTGAAGGCTATCCGCAAGAAGATAAACGGAGGGTACAACGGACTGGCAGCCTGCGAGAAGTATTTGAAGCGAGCCAAGGAAGCCCTAGAAATCGGGGTGCTTGCATAATAAACACATTAATCTAACATTTGTAAAGTATGGAAAATTCAAGAAAAGGGCGAAATTTGCGTTCTGTGGCGTTATTTCTCGCCATGCTTATAATTACCCCACTTTTGATTTTGGGCTGTTCCTGCGCTAAAACAGCCCAAAATAACACGGTTTATCACGACAGCGCACACGCCAGTGTAAGACGTGACAGCGTGAACCAGCGACAGATCCACTGGCAGGACACCCGGCAGCATGACAGCATATTCAAGCAGGACAGCGTGCTGGTATACATAAAGGGCGACACCGTAATCAAGGAGCGGTGGCACAATCTTACGACCACCAGATGGAGGACATCGACCAAGACGGACACCATCGTGGGCGACATTTACAAATTCGTGACCGACACCGTAAAGGTCAAGTATTACGTGAACCGATACAAGACCAAGGAGGTAGAGAGGCCAGCGAGCATATGGCATAAGATAAGATTATTCATTGGCGATTGCGTATTGCTATTCCTGGCAATCTTTGCGATTTGCTGGATAAAGGAGCGCATTAAGAAGAGAGTTCAATAGGTTCAATCATAATATCTTTAAAAGGGCAGGAAGCGCAGGAGAGCGTTTTTCTGCCCATTTTTTGTGCGAAGAACACTTTTCATTGAGAGAAAAGGGGTAGGGGATATGAGAGTTAGATTATATTCATTCTAGCTAATGCGTGCAGGTTATTATTATATAGAGTGTGGAAAGCGTACCGAAAACAGCCGGAAACGACCAAAAACGACCGAAAATAGCCGTGCTTACGACATAAACAGCCGACAAAAGTTAAAATATTAATATCTTTCGGGAAAAGTTTTGGTAGAACCGAAAAATATTAATATCTTTGCATCGTGTTTAAGAAATAAGCACTTTGAAACATTCAGTAATTTAAGCCCTAGGCAGCACGGTTAAGCCAAAGAAAATGAAAAAGTCAAATTCAAACATTTTAGAGTTCACTACAAAGTTCATCAACTCTAACTTCCGTATCAAGGTCTTCGGACGCACAGAGGATGGCAAGAAGATAAACACACTCGTAGGAGTAAGCGGAATCTTGAAGCTCATCGGAGCAGAACTCTTCAACAAGTTCATCAAGCGAGCATTGAAGGCTGGTATGGACGCTTGCCGCTGCGCACTCAGAAGAGGATTGGTTGTAACATTGTATGCTAAGTAATCAAGGGAGGGTGAAGCTATGAAGAAGTATTTTGTAAACGGAAAACAGATATCCGAGACAGAAGCAATCTTGATTGATATGGAGAATAAGAGATTGCAGCAGAGCAAAAACATTGCAGACTGGGCAGGTATTCAATTTATAATTCAAAGATAGGAGACAATACAATGGCAAGAGCAAAATATTACATCAAGAAACAGGTTGAAGGCGAGGAAATCGAGGAGTTGGCAAACTTTACACGCAAGGACAAGGCAGAGCAATTCTTGAACGGCTTGTTTAGGGAATATAAAAAAACCGATAATTTTTATCCACACTGGGTGCGTCAAGGTTATTTTAAGTCTGAATTTGCATGCTTAGGAGTGAATTGTACAACAGAGTATTGGATTGAAAAGTATTAATCAGCAGGGCGCAAGCCCTGCACAATATATCAAGATATGAAGGAATACGACAAGATACCAGCACAAGCAGTGGTCGAGGTAACGACCAGCTGGGGAAGAACCTGGCTGCGAGAGATTGGGCGAGACCTAAAGGAAGGCACGGTGCTCGATGGCTATTATTATCCGGTAAGCAAGGCTTTCGACTTTAATTGGAAGGGAGAGGGCGCAATGCTGTGGATCGGGGACAACGGAAGGCTTGTCAGTCTTGGAGAAGGGCAGAAGCATAAATACATGATGCTTGGTCGTCTATTATCCGATTGCAAGTACTTCCTTCGCAACCCATACGAGCGACACCTTTATTTCCCGAGCATCGCCCGGCATTGCAAGGAAATGCGCCAGTACTGGCTGGAGTTGAATATCAAGCCGGAGTGGTTATCTTATAAGCAGATTGGTAGGCTGGAGCACAAGATGAACAGAATGAAAACGAAGTTGGACAGACAATTAAAAAAAGACAGAAGACAATGACAAAACAAGAGTACAGAGAAGCCTTGCACGAAATCAACGTGAAGGCTGAGAACGAAAGAAGAGTACTGGCAAGAGCATTTGCTACTGAGCACAGCCCAGTTAATTTTGGCGATTATATCAGCGACCACTGCGACACGATAAGGGTTGAAAGCTGGGATGTTGTGAATGGAACCTACGAATACCCCTTGCCTTGCCTGGTATATCGAGGTATGACCTGCAAGAAGGATGGCACGCCACGAAAGAACCCGAAGAGGTGTAGCATCTATCAGTGCAACCTTTTGCGAGTAAATGGAGAACCAGTAAAGAATCACGGAT